TGTATATGTTTTGGTGTAGTTGCCAGCATATGGCCCTCCTTCATAGCCTGGAGCTTGCCAGTTTAAGAAGATAGGTGGGAAGAAAAAACCGCCAGGTATTAGTACGTTATAACTAAGGCCACCAAAGTATAAGGGTCCTTCGAATGACCCGCCTGAGTTGTATTGTGTAACGTAAGATGATGAAAAGAATAAAATATCAGGCTCAAAGCAGCCATACTGAAATTTATTCCAGTTGGGCTGAAGACATACCCAACCTGAATAACTTGGTCCTGACCATGCTTTTTCGTAGTTTGTAGCTCCAGCTGGGAAAGAATAAGGAAATGTTTCTTGATAATATCCTGTATATTGTCTATCGTATGATTTGTCGACTAATCCTGAACTTGTATAATATTCTGTTCGGATTCTACTATACGTTTTTTCTACAGAGAAATATCCAGTGAACGTGCCTGTAAAATTTTGTTGGCGATAATATTGTACTGGACCAACATATGATGCAGTATATTGACCTGCCCAAGTTCTTACATAGTTAGCTGGGGTGTTACGTTGATAAGTGCCTTGATATGTGCCTGTATATTGGCCAGTGTATACTTTTACATAGTTCCCTGTATAATAACCTTCCCATATGTGATCATAGTATCCTTCAAAGTATCCTGTATACTGTCTATCATAATATCCTTCCCACTGGCGATTATAATATCCTTCCCATACCTTTGTAAAGTTACCTATTGTGTTGCCACCATAATATCTTGGACCAGAATAATATCCTTCAAATACACCTTGATATTGTCTATTGAATTGGCCTGTATAGTTTCCAGTATACTGAGCACTATATGTTCGACTACCACCATACGTTCCTTGGAACACTCCTTCGTATGTTCCAGCGTATTGTTTTGAGTAAACGCCTACGTATGATCTATTGTAGATGCCTTCGTATTGAGTTTCGTAGAATCCGCCAAATGTTTGTGAGTATTGCCCAATGAAAGTTTTGGCGTAATTGCCTGCGTAGTTAGTTTCGTAACCACCTAAGAAATAAAGTTGAGGATTTAATGTGACAGCGCCAACGTAAGAGGTCTTATAAGCTCTCTCTACGTTTCTATTATAATTGCTGACATAATATCTGGTTGCCATCGAGGCTCTCCGTTATTGCGTCTGGTACCAGATATCTCCATCGGCTCCAGTAGCAGCTGTTGGTGCTGCTGTGTTAACGTATATTGTTTGGTCGGAGAGAGTGTTGCCAGTTGCTTTGAAATCAATACCCGTCATCTTAACAGACGTATTAGATGTTGCAGTTACAAATCCTTTTGCGTCGACTGTAAACGTAGTTAGTTGAGATGTGTTAGCTGTGTAAGTACCAGCGGCAACGCCTGAGTCTGCTAATGCACTTTTCTGTAATACGGATGTAGCATTTACAATTTCTATACTACCGTGTTTAATCTGATCAGCCATCGTTGTTTTCCTCTAATTCTTTTACTCTTTGTGAAAGCTCTTTGACAGCTTCTATAAGAAGAGGAAGAATTGCGTTGTATCTAACTGACTTATAACCTCTTGAGTTTATAGAAACTGCGTGTGGAAGAACGCTTTCTAGTTCTTGCGCAACAACTCCATAATCCATAGTTAAACGTCTTTCGTCACCAATATTATCATTCCATTTGAATTGATAACCGTTTAGTTGTTCTATTTTATTTAGTGCTTGAGGGAGCACGACAAGATTATCTTTTAATGCTTGGTCTGATGAGTAATTACCAATCAAATCATTTCTTGCAAAAATATCATCTGCAATTAATGTAGTTGTGTTTGCAATTGTGTTTGCACCAACACTAACTTCTGTATTAAAATATCCTGAGCCCCATCTTGCAGAACTTGAACCAATATCTCTTGACGTTGCATCAGAAATAATATTTGTGTTTACTACTGCGTTTGCATATTGAATTGTAGCTCTACCATTTCCATTACCAAATGTAACAACTACGTTTGCGCCAGCACTAAATGAGGCTGAGTTTGTTACAGAAAGGTCTGCAGTGTTTGCTGTTGCAAGGTTCAATACAGTATTGCTTGGTAGCGATACAGCCCCAGATGCTGTAAAGTCTGAAACAACAACTTTATCAACTTCAAATAAACTTTGTGTTGAGTTAGCTGTTAAGTTTGCATTGATTGTTGAATTACCAAACCCTATTGCACCTTCAAAAGAAGATGTGCTTCTAACTCTTAATGTACTAGTATTTGCTTCACTTGTAATATCTACGTCTGATCCAGCTGTAATGTCGCCAGATGCATTAACTGTTGTAAGTTGGGCTGCAAATCTCTTATCGCTTGTACCAAGAATTCTACCACTAGCACTCGGAATAATACCTACTGTTGAGTTACCGCCAATGGATCCTAATATTCTAATTGTGTCGGCAGAAGCATCACCAAGGTCGACAGCACCATTTAATGTTGCAGCGCCGTCAACAGATAACGTACCATCAATATCTGTATTGCCAACAATATAAGCATTCTTGGCTACTGTCAACCCACCGTCAGTATGTACGGAAGCGTCAGTTGAGTTAGCTGATGTTGTATTGTTGAATGTTACTTTGCCATCAACATCTAATGTTAAATTTAATGTTGTAGCTCCGTCTACATTAAGAGTACCAGATGTAGAAGTATTTCCTGATGTATCATCTACAGTAAACGCACCATCAACATCAATACCACCATCGAGTGATGCAAGACCTGTAGCATTAAAGGTTGCTACATTAGATGTACCTGCTACCGTGATACCTTGACTTAGTGTTGCTAGTCCTAATAGTGCACTTGTTGTTCTAACTCTTAATGTGTTTGTGTTTGCTTCGTTTGTAATATCTACATCGGATCCAGCAGTAATATCGCCGGATGCGTTTAACGTATTAGCTGACATAACCCATCTATGAGTACCGTTTCCAAGTGGCACAGTGTTACCTGCAAGAGGCATTACTCCAACAGTAGAGTTACCGACTTGTGCTTTTACAATTAATCTATCAGCATCATGGGTTACGTTTGCTGTTGATACTTGACCAATTGTTGTAATGTAGAAATCATTGTTTGCTGCAGTGTTACTTCCAGGTTGAGCAATGTGTGAAATTCTGTATGTTGCTCCAATCCCTTTACCTAAGAAAATATTTCCATTGGCATATGTATTTGATTGAGCATAAAGATCTGTTGTTGTAATAGTGCTACCAAATGCATTCCATCTAAGAGCAGTTGTTCCTAATGAGAGGGAACCATTTGCATTTGGATTGATGCCAGAATCTACTCTGGCAGTAAATGTTACTGTATCGCTTGTCGCATCTCCTAGATCAACATTTCCATTGAATGTTGCTAGACCATCAACTGTGATTGTTCCATCAACATCTGTGTTGCCTACAATGTAAGCATTCTTAGCAACAGTAAGACCGCCATCAGTATGAACTGCTGCCACAGTAGAGTTAGCAGCTGTCGTGTCATTAAATGTTGCTTTGCCATCGACGTCTAATGTTGAGTTTAATGTAGTAGCACCATCTATATTAACTGTGCTATCAAAGTCTGCTGCTTTTTGTACGTTTACTTTATCTGCAAAAATTGTATTAGCAGCTACATTAAGTATGTCTGTGTTTGCATCACCTATCTGTGTATTAACAGCTGTGATGTTTACGTTTGCTGAAGATACAAAACTTGTGCCTGTAACGCTGACTGTTGTAGAGTTTAGGTTAGCTGTTGTACCAAGAACGTTGAATGTTGTTGAATTGATATCTGATAAAGCATTGTCTACATCTAAGTTTGCATTTGCATCAATCTTTGTATTAAAGATATTAGTTGTTGCATTTGAAGTAAATGTAACTGCTGTTGCGTCTATTTCTACGCCAGTTGAGTTAGCTTTTAGTACACCATCATTAACATCAAACGTTGCTGCGTCGATATTTACATTTGAGGTTATATTCAATTCGCCTGATGCAATTGTTGTGTTCGTTGAATCTATTGTCGTTAATGCGTTGTCAATGTCAACGTTAGCGTTAGCATCAATCTTTGTATTAAAAATGTTAGTCGCAGCATTGGATGTGAAACTTGTTGCAGTGCTGTTAATATTAACGTTAGAACCAATAACAGTATTGCCGCTTCCAATCTCAACTAAAGCAGCATCAATATCTACGTTTGCATTAACATCTAAAGGTGTGTTAAAAATATTAAGAGCTGCGTTCGATGTAAACGTTGATGACGTTGAGTTAATGTTTACGTTAGACGATGTTTCAAATAAACCGCCAGTATGAATGATATTTGCTTGGCCAAATAAAATGCCTTGTTGAACAGTGTTTGTTGAAATAGTTAAATTTGCAGTTGCAGCTTCTGTTCCAAACACAGTTGTGTTTGGGCTTGTACCTTTTATTTCTGTACTAACTAAAAGAGTATTAGAACTAAAAATACCATTGACATACGCATTACCAGTCGTGCACGCACCTTGTGAATTTGCAACAGTAGTAATAACAATTTTTTCCATATCGTAGGTGATTCTATTAGTAAGATCAACCCACTCTCTAAATGTATCAGAGGATGGAACTACGTTTGCGTTAATATAATTAGGACTGGCCATTACTCATTACCCTTGTGATATTTAATAACATTCCTTTAATCTCAGATAGCTCAGACTTCAATGCAGTCACTTCTGCATTCATTACTTCTATAGAAACATTCTTTTCTCTCTGAGCTTTGTATCTCTGAAATTCAGATGCATCATTATTTATAAGTGCCATAGTAGACATATCTCTTACAAATGTTGTATTCTCTGTTTCTATAAATGTTCGTCTAGCCATTATAGTGATACCGCTATAGCTCTATAATCTTTTACGTATGGAGATTTTGATGTGCTATCAGATCTCATTACAATTTTGATTGCAAGGTATTTGTAGCCTTCAAATTTCTCTCCATTTGAATTATAATATGTTGCTGTAAAATCAGTACTTGCTTGTGGATCTCTGAACGCTTGGTTGACATATTCACTATTAACTTTATAGTGTGGTCTACCAGTTGTAATTGAGAACGATGCATTATCCTCTAATGTTAATGAGGTGTTGTTTGCAACTGCTGCTACTTTACTGATTTGATAACCTGTTGTCTCTGATGCGTTGATAATCTTAATTAGATCACCTGTTGCATAGTCAGAGCTAAATGTTGTTCCTGTGCCAGTTACAGTTGGGCTTCCAGATGTTACTTGTACAAAACCATCTTTTAGTGTTGTTTCTGGCGTATCGTTAAATTCGTAAGTATACTCTACAACGTCTGTTCTGTCAACAGAAGAACTTAAAACGTTTCCATTTTGAGTTGTTTGTAGTTTAGACCACTTTGTATCCTCAAAAGACGTTGTGTCTGCTTGGTTTAGAACTTTTGCATAAACGTCAATATTTGTTCCTGATGGTCTATAGGCATTTAGGTATACTTTTATATCTTCTGCATCAAGAGTATCAGCAAGTTCTAATCTTCTGGAAACATATTTTGCTGTTGCTGATCCAGTTACGCCAGCGTGCTCATTTGTATTAACATTATTGATAATGTTTTCATAAATTACTAGCGACTGTGATTGTAGATCGATAGTTGGCGATAGTGTTGGTATTTTTGAGTATAAGTTGTGCGTTACACGAACAGACTTATTGCCACTATTGTTAACAATTTCATTAGACTTACTCATTATCTTAATAGAACGTTTTGGATATGTTCTATCATTGAATGGGAAGATTTCTTCACTATCAAGACCAACTGAATCAGAAAGTTTTGCTGATAACGTTGGGACCACTCTAGTACCATTTGGTGTCGTTCTGTATAACTGTGGTTCATAGTAGCTAATATTATTATCAACTACAGATCCAATTTCTGCTTGAGCTTTACTATCGCAGCCTATAACTGTGCTTCCTGCTGTAAACAAGAACGTGCTGTTTGTTGAAGTACTTTCAGACAATTGAATAGTCGTTGTTGCAGTATCTACAATATCTAAAACAGCTGTAGGTGTAATTTGATATTTGCCAGCAGCTGCTGTAAATGTAGGCGCTCCATACAATGTAATGTATGTTGAGTTTGCAACAGTTGCTACTCTTACAACATCATGATTGGTACCGTCGGTCAGTACAATTCTAGAACCAGCTGTGATACCAGCAGAAGTGAATGCTGTACTTGTTCCTACAATAACATTGTTGCCAGATGATATTGCAACAGTACCGCTTTGATTTGCTGCTTGTTGGAACACCTCTTCACCAGGAATGAACGTTCCTGATATGGTATTATTATTTGCTTCAATGAACTCATAGTCATCGTTTACAAGTGTTGCTTGTCCTGTTGTTGCTGTAAATGCTGCACAGTATAGTGAGAACTTAGCATCTTCGTCTGGATACAGTTTCCAAGATCTGTTGTTTGTAGATAGGAACATTGATCCTGTTCCCCAATCTTGATTTACTTGAACACCAGTTACTAGATCTTCTTGTCCAACCTTAGAAGTGAACACTGAATAGTTAGGACTGTTTCCATCAGGTAGTACTACAAAACAATATTCTGTTCCATTTTTCACAACTACTGGTGATTTGAATGTGATTGTCGTTGCAGCTGTACCATTTGTTGATGTATTAATTTGAGAAGATGTTAAATGTACTCTACTAAAAGGTAATACTTCAGGTCCTGGCACACCTGCTTCAATTGTTCTAATTTCTACAGTAACGCCTTGTGTTGGATCTTTTGCTGCAAAGTATAAATTCAAAGATGTAAGATATGCAACGTCTGCTCCATTAACAGCATTTGTTTCAACTAAAAATGATTGAGCTAAAGGATCGATTGAAGGACATCCACATCCGCTAAAACCTCTTCTTCCTAGTCTATTGACCCCCATTGGGAAGTCTCTGTTGTCCCATCTTGGGCCAGCCCAGAAATCTTCTGCACATCTATTTCGAATAACCGGTCTTGCAGGTGTTGTTGGAGATGTGTTAGCTGGTGGAGGTGTAACAATCACCGATGTATTAGCTTGAATTGTGATTGTATTAGCAACAGTGTTCGTTACAGGTGGATCAAATGGTACATCTATATTTGTATTAGATGGTGTTGTGTTTTGTACAATAACAATTGGATCTGGTTCTCTAACTGTAATAGAACTGTTTTGTGTTGATGTTGACGATGTTATCAGCTGAGCAGACTGTGTAGATGTTGGCAATGCTGTTCTTGTAGAAATGAACATCTGATTCTGTTCAGCAGTAAAGTTGTAACAATTAAACCTTGCAGATGCAGATGAAACTAGATCGCCTATTTGATCAAGGTTAGACACGTCTGCTACAATCACTTTTCTCTCGCCTGCAAAGAATGTGTTTGCAGGTAAGAATAGAACACCAGCAATGTTACCGCTGTTGTCTGATGTAAGAGCAGTTCCTTTTGGACCACTTCTTGCCATAAATGAATCTATTCTTGATGATGATATTTGATTGTATGAATCAAAACCATTTAGTGTGTTAATTAATGTAGCTGGAGCAACGTGCTCGTTTACATCTACTTCATCAAAGTAAACATAGTGTCTTAAGTTTGGTCTTAGACCAGTTGCAACAAATCTAATTCTAACACCTGGAATGTATGGTTGGAAAGCAATACTTGTTAAGAAGTCACCGACCTTTTTAGTAGACGTTGATGTTGTCGCACTAAATGATGTTGTTGTTCTTTCTATTGTTTGTGTTCTTACTGTTTCATATGTGTCTGTGGTAACAAGACCAACAGTGCTTGAATTGACAAGACTTGTTGTGTTTGAATCTGATACTACCTCGTCAGAAGCAAATTGTGTTGGTGCAACTTTGTTTAACTGCTCAATCAAAGAAAGAGTAGGCGTTGCTACGTCAACATCAATATTCATAGCTGCTTCTGGGCTTTGTTTTGTATCTACATTGCTCAAATAATCAGGATACAATGTTAATGTACCGTTATATTCCCAGAACTTGGATGTACATTTTCTAAACTGAGTTGCTCTACTCTGATCGATGATCAGTCTTTCTTTGTAAGGCAATGTAACAATATCACCTGAGCGAGCAGCAGTTTTTAGATCTGTACTTGATTCTAATTTAAGTTGAATAGCGTATGTTTCAAATCTACTTGTTAGAAGACTTCTAGCAGTATCGTAACCAGCTTTGAATTCTTCGTTCAATGGATTGCCTGTTGTAATAGATGAGAAGTTATCGACGATGATGCCGTTCTTAAATCTATTCAATGATGGATCCGTTCTACCAGGAATGACCTGTTCAGCTGATTTCTTCTCAAGCATGTTGAGTGATGTATAATATTCTAACCTCTTAACTCTATCATCAATCTTCTTGATGTCATTCATTGTATAGCGTTTTAGCTGTGTAGAGTTAATTCTAGAACCTAAGTCAGGTCTTGAATAGTATCTTGAGTTTACAGAATCAAGTGATGGGTATACAGGAACTTCCATAGTGGCAAGCTGCATACCTTGGTCTGGTTTTTCAGGATATCCTGGGTTTACTGATGGTGTTCCTGTTACTACTCTAAGTTCACTCTCTTCAATTACAATTCTATCTTTTCTTGGTAGATAGTATTCAATATCTGATACAAACTGTTCGTTAGGTGTAGCAAAGTACTGTGAACCTGTGAACAACTCGGTTGCACTTGGGTTCTCTGTTGCTCCTGCTAATGTTGATGCTGCATTTGCTGTTGCATCACAGACAGGTCTAAAGTCAATAGAATCTCTTAGGGAATACTCTAAGCCACTTGATGGTGATGTGAATACTGGTATCTCTTGTGTTGTAATTGCACTTGTGTTTGCTGCATCAGCGTCATCAATGATTGCGTTGTATGATTGGTATGTAAAGAAACCAACACCAGCAGATGAGTTCTTAACAAAGTGTCTTACGACAATTGTAAGTTTATCTGCTGACGTTAATGAAAGTGATGACGATGATTTTAGTTTTAGTTTGGATAGACCATATAAACCATCTCTTTGGTTTGTTACCAATTCAAAGTTTGTCGTTACATCGTATGCAGAATCTTCTGTGTAAGATGTGTGCTTATAAACTTTGTATACTTTATGAACGTCAGGTAGTCCTAATGACCAAGGGCCTGTTGTGCCACCGCTGTTAGTGTTTAGATCAACTTTAACATATGATGTTTGATAATCTTTAATCAATGCAGCTGATGTTGTGTCTTTTACATCGTGGACAACAGTTGCTGCAAATGATGAGTCTACGGTTACGCCAAGGCTAATTGATAAAGCAGCACCAGAGCCACCTACGACCACATTAGCTGTCGATCTGTTGTGTAGTGTAATTGGTACATTCTGTTGGAACGTTCTTAATATTGTTGCTCCTGTTACTGGAGAAGCAGAAATGCTAGAATTGATCTCAAATGAAGATGAGTTAACAATGTTTGTAACTTGTCTTAATGTTGTGTTTAGATAAACAAGATCGCCAACTTCTAAGTCTGATGTGTCTGAACTTGTAACAAGTACGGCATTTGCACCAACTGCTGCAGCACTTGTTGTTGTGTTTGTTGTTGCGTTTACGCTAGCATTTGGAATAATCAACAGTTGCTGTTCTTGCACTTCGCTAAGTGTTGCAGCTGATGTACCAAAATTAAATATGGATCCAGTGGGTGCGCTTACAGTAGATGTACCGTCTGAAGCAAATGTAACATCTGTATCTGTTTTGTAAATATATGTAGCATCCCCTACTGACTTGATACCTCTTTGGCCAAGTGGAAATACTAGAGTGTTGAATGATACATCTTTGAGCTCCGCTACACCACCATCAAGAACGATGTCTGCTATACCTCTAACAGTACCATTTGTTTCACCGGCACCGTAATCAGTGCCTGCATAGTGATGAATAGCTTTTGCATCTTTTCTGAAAGACTTACCACTAAACATATTAATGTCAAAAAGGTATAAGTTGTATTCAGAGTCACCTGCACCAGGTAGATCACTTGTTAGTTCTAGAGATCTTATTCTTGCAGTACCAATGACATTTGATGTCACTGAGTTATGTGATAATGTGTTTGAGCTTTGTGAGCTGATACTTACTGCTGGACCGCCAGACAAGCTGTTATGTTGTGCATCTAAGATAAGCACCATGTCAGCAGTGTCAAATTCAAACTGGCCTACTAGTTCATTAACTTTTACGTATTGGCCGTAGTTTTGTGAAATTGTTTGGTTTTCGATGTTAGCAAATGTTGATGCTTTCTTAACTGATAGTCTTGATGGGTTCACAGTTTGGAATCTAGAACCTCTTACATAAGCTGTGCCCGAACCAACTACTACAGAGAAGTGTGTTGTGTTGCCTACAATCTCTTCTGTACCAATTGAGAATGTGTCGACAACATAGTCGCCACTCTCTTCGTATGTTCTTTTGGCCATAATATCGCCAAAAGATGAATATTTTGCATCATGGTTTGTTTCAACTGGTAGACCGCTTTCAAATCTAACAATACTTAAAAAGTTGTTTGATGCTTTTGCATTAGCTGTTGTATTAACAATAAGCGTTGGTGTTAGTTTTAGTCTATGAGCACCTGGTGCATTTTCATTAGGATAGCCTGATGCATTGTCTAGCAATGAAGCATCTGTGTTGTTATTTACGATAGACTCTACAGTACTAAATCCAACAGATAATTCATGTGGTCTGTTTGTGTATGGTGAAACAATAATTGCTTGTTCATCTAATCTTTGGAAGTTACCCTTCTGAAAGATAATTCCGTCTGATACAGACATTTGGTAAGATTTACCAACAACATTAAACTGTGTATTTCCTGATTGTAGGAAACTTGTATTTGCAATTGTTACGTTAGCTGAAGATTTTAGATTTACAGTAAGTTCAGCACCAGAACCATTTGCGCTATTAATAGTAGCTACAGGAACGTCTGTGATGTTATAAGATACACCATTAGATGTAACGTTGATTGATTGAATGGATCCATTAGAAGCAAATGTAATAATATTTGCTACTGCACCAGAACCAAATACAGATGATGTAAATGTAATTGTATCACTGTTTGTATACCCATTACCTGAAGCTGCAACAGTGACGCTTTCTACAGTAGTAGAGTAAGGATATACTGTTAGAACTTCACCAGCTGTATATGCTTTCTCACCATTTTCGCCTGTGTTAGTATAATGGAAAAAGATTGTGTTTAGGTTTGGGTTCTGTGATTCTAGGCCCGATTTTGTGCTTACAATTTGACCAATCAAATTGTTTGAGTTTGTGATGTAATCGTTTTCCACAAACGAGGCTACTTGAACGTCTAAACCATTTGTTTGTTTGTCAAATAATTTTACAAATTTTACATTCTCATCAAAAGTAAATGAACAACCTTTTACAATTGTGCCTTCTTTGAATTGATGCTGTCCAAATCTTTCTATCTGGTTTTGCAGAATAGTTTGTAGTTGTGTTAGCTCTCTTGCCTGAACTGGAACAGCGGGACGAAATAAAACACGATGAAAGTTTTTTGTTTCATCGTAGTCGTCGTAATAAGGTGACACATTTAAGTTTGTTTCAATTGCCATTTTTTCCTCTAAAATTCAATCAACAGTTTTACGCGTTCAGTCTGTGCAGCATCTCTTGTTATAGGTTGTATATTTTCTACATATAATATACTGCCGCTGTTGTCTTCTAAGTCAGGATTAATTTTTCCTAAGAAATAACCTACAGCTCCACTAGTTTGTCCTCTAAAGCTGTAGAAAGTGCCCGCTTCTGATGCCAACCAATTGCCTCTTGAATTGGTAACTGCAACTGCAGTACTATTTATAACTTGAATATATCCCTCTGCATCAGTACTGTCTTGAATAATTTTTTCATCTTCTGTGAACGCTAGACCTGATGTATTGCTAAATTGTGTTAGTATAAGTCTTTGATCAAATGTATCAAAGTTTGATGCTCCTCTGCCAGGATTTGTTAATACTGACGTAGCATTTGCTGTTACAACATTACTTGTTGTATTCTGTGTATAAATTCTTAAATCAGTATTGCTGCCAGATGTTATAAATTGACCATATACATTTGAGACGTAAACGGTGCCAGCTGCCCTATCAGATACTGTACCAATTGTGTTTGATCCTTGGTATAATGTTTCGCCAATATTAAAGCTAAACCCAGAGCCTGATGCCCCAGAACTAACCAAGGTTGTGTTAGCTACGCTAATTGCTACATTTGCATATCTTGGACTTTCTATTACGCCAAACTGTCGAATATCATTATCTACTGATATGTTACCTGATTCTGTATTCTCAAAATCAACGCTCATGCCAACTGTAGTAGCATATAGCTCAGATATTACATTAGAACCATGACCACCAGATGGGCCTATGATTACATGAACGTTTGCGTTGTTAGCTTGCAGTGATCCAGATATACCCGTGTTACCAATTACTTGAGCCGTTGCCCATGTATAACTATTACCTCTTTCAATCATTTCAACTGTATCAATTGCAAATGTTGCTGTGTTAACAATCGCTCTACCTACAGCGCCTTGCCCGTCACCAGAAATGCTTACTTTAGGAGTAATCTCCCATCTACTTGTTGAATCGACACCTTCTGATAAATCACCATCAAGTACTACTCTTCTAGCAGAACCAGTAACAATATATTCACTTACAGTCTTAATTTGACCTGCACCAGTTCCTGATGCAATGTAAAATGCTGCTCCTTTATAAAAGTCGGTATTTGATGATATTGATGATGTAGTAGAAAATACTGAACCAATGTTAGCAAATGCATTAGATGTTTCGCCAACAACAACTACATTACTTGTTTGACCAAAGAAATTACCAGCAACGTCTACTACTTTGAGAAAAGTATTGTTTGCAAGAACGGCAACACCATTTGCTATAGCGTTTGACGAGTTAACATCCCCGTTGCTATTGACAAGGTCACCATTACTCCATTTGCCATACAAATTGATTCTTTCTACTTGGAATGAACCTTGTGTAGTAGTTATAGTTAAGTTTGCGCCTACTAATGATTCTAGTTCATGAATAAGAGTATTACCGGCAACATTAGCTACCTTAACTACACCGTTGGCCACACTATTGTATCTTGATCCACCATCGTTTACAACAACAACATCAACAGCTCCAGCAATAGCATTAGCTGTCACGTTTGCATCTTCGACAAATGGTATCTTTGTTGATGTAGCAAACTTTTGATATGTTGCCGTAGGAATGTTGAACATATACTTCCACTGATAATTGTCAGCAGTTGTAATATACACATCGTCGTCAGCTACCGTTTCAAAATAAGACGGTGCTACTGTTGATGGCAATCCTTTATTATTGAAAAGACATTTGAATACATTATACCCATTACTTTCACTGACGGCAACAAAAAACCGTTTGTCTGGCAGTGTTGCATCTGTATCAGAATACATTGCATAGACAGTGTTGGCTGTCCATTGATTATTGTCTACCATATATGCAACATCATGAAGATCGATTTTTTTGCCAAACACCATGTTGTCGTAAATGTTATAGAATGTATCTTGCATAGAGTCAGTTGGATTTGGAGGATTGTTATCATCGCTCCAAGGCAAATGCCTAGATGCAAACATATAGTAGATAGTGTTTGCAGCTTCCTCAAAGGATTCTACAAATTGCTCTGCGTTGTGTACTCTAAAATTTTTAGTTATTTTCTTTGTCATAAGGCTGCTATGCTACTATTGCTAACAGAAGGAACCATGGTTTGAATAGACTCTCTATTCACTTTGCCAAACAATTTGGTTCCTGCTACGTGTGTTAATTTAATAAGCACTTCTCTATATTTATCAAGCGAGATACCACTCTCTACAACATATGAGTGCGATTGATAGTAATCATTATCGTGTAGGTATTTAGTATTCAAGAACGACTCTTGGTTCTTCCAATATCCTTCACCAATACCAGTTGTGTTTACATTTGCTGTACCCGATACAACAAACTGATTATTTGCATCAGTAGAAACTAAAGTAAGCTCTGCTCCATGTTGGTAACCAAATCCTGAATCGACAATTTCAAGCTGTGTTACAATACCGTTAGCTGCCAATGTCTTAGCTACAACATTAGCATTATCGCCAATTGGTAATGAAAGAGGATCATCATAGTAAGAATCAACCGTTCCTGTTGCGCCTGACGTTGCTCCAGTGATCACACCTCCTTCAACAAAACCTGTACTGAAAGAGAGACGTCTTATTCCTAACGTTGTTTCTGTTTGATTCTTAACTTCACCTTTAGCTACTTGGGTAGACGATGTTCCTGCTGCAGCATTGATTGTTGCTGTTTGAGCAGAAACAATACCAGTTACAGTTCCAGTTGTAAACGGTTGTGTGTTTGTCGTTGTAACCGTTACTAAACCATTTGCTGCTACTTCTTTAATCTTTAGATTGTTCAATGTTAGCTGTGTAGACGTGCTTGTTAGTAGTGTGCCTATTGCATTAGCTGTTCCATTGATAACTTGTGACACAGCTTCGTTTAATGTAAAGTTTGCTGGTGTACCAACGCTGACAGTTAATATCTGACCGTAATCTGTAACTTGTTGGTTTACAGTTTCACCAATAATAAACGTTCCACTTTTATCTGGAATGTTTACAATAATATCTCTTCTGTTATATTTTGCTATACCTTTAGTATATACAGAAACAAAAGGATCAAAGTTGTAGTTGCTACCAGGGTTAATCTTTTGTAAAGTTGCAATCGTACCAACTGTACCAGAAAATCTTGTCAGTACGTTATCAAGAATGGTTGTGTAATCGCCATTGATGTCTTTTGGTAGCCCGTACCCATAATCAAAGTTTCCAGTTACATTTGCACCTGCGCCACCTGATGTTGTTATATAATAATCAGAGTTACTATAAAAACCAACACCAGCATTGACAACTGTAGTGCTAATGATGCCGCCAGTCGTGTTTGTTGTAATGTTTGCTGTAGCATTGACTGTTGGAGCTCCTCCACCAGCACCTCCTTCTGCAAAAGTGATTACTTCACCATTAGCGTAACCAGATCCTCCGGCATTGATTGTCAAAGTGTCTAAGAAGCCAACACCGCTGTTGCCTCCATCTATAATACAATCAAGATATGATACGTTAGAAGAATTATTTTCACCAACAAAATCTGTGTAGATAGTAATATCTTCTGTATTCTCTAACAGACCAATTTCAAATGTGGATCCTGATCCTGTCCCTACTGTGACAATATTTGCATAAGTGTTTGATTCGTGACCGTAAATATATGCTGCTGTATTTTGTACAAAATATGAAAATTGATTATTTGTATTCTTTGTATCGGCAGTTCCAATTTCAAACTGGGATCCAGTATTTGCAAATCCTATAACTTTAGCTAACAAGGTTGTGTTGGCATAAGTATCAACAACAGCATTTGCTAAGTTGTTGCCTTGAAAGTAAATGTCGCTTACACCACTGTCTGCAGGATTTGATTGAAGCGTTGCAATAGTATTTGTCCGTCTACCTTTAATTTTATTATTGTTATTAAATGCGCCTACAATATCTGCTATTTTAATTTCTGTGTTGCTAACTATTGTTGTGACAACAGCATTTGCACCAGTGTTCGTATATGATACATCGTCCACCTCTGCATTAGTAGAAGGTGTCCCTACAACAGATATGCTATCGTTTGATGAAAACGTACCAAATGACCCATTGACGGTTATTTGCGTGCTATTAGCGGCTGTTACAATACCGTTTGCACCAGATGTGTTGGCAACAATTGTATCGCTTACAGAGAACGAACCGTTAAGATTTACAATATCAATGACAACAGTGCTCTCTTCATCAACAGGCTCGTTGAGTTGAAACTGGTGACTGTTTGAAGCCATTGTTATAGTTAATGTTTGCGAGTTACCAAATGATCCTGTTCTTGGAGATATTGTGTATGAGCCGTTAGCGCCTTCAATATCTGTAGAAATAATAAACCCATTAGCAATAACGTTATTGCTAGAGTCTCTACCCTCTACCCATGGATTAGATGTGTTTTCTGAATTAGCAACATAGGCTTGTACTTCTGAATTAAGTTCTAAACCGCTTAGAAAAGTAATTGTTTCTAAAGGTTGCTCTAATGTTTCATAGTTAATAAACTGTGCAAGATCAATTTGACTGCTATTGCTATATGTTTGAGCAGCGTTTATAACATTGCTAATAACCATATGATTGTCATTAACGTCAATATCTGTGAATGTTGTGTTTGTTGTAAAACCAAAACCGCCATTAGCTAGAGTATAATTAACAAGACCAGTTGCATTATCAACTGCGCTTACTCTTGCTTTGCCTTGTTTGCCTGCTGCAGCCTCAATGGTAAATATGTCGCCAATATTATTATCTTGGCCACCTAATAAAACTTGAACGTTTGATAAAGAACCAACTATAACGGGCATTTCATCTTGAATACCATTAGCTGTTGGAACAACTATTTCGCCTCTTGTAAAGTCGCCTCTTAAGTTAGAAATGTACAGTACATGAACTTTAACTTTGTTTAATAGTTTTGTTGAAATAGATTCTACAAACCCTTTTGCTTGTGATTGGGTTCCAATTACTTCTCTACCTCTCAACGAATTTAATTTTTCTATGTTAGGTGCTGTTACTTCTACATATCTTGGTCTGAAGTATTCCGCATTAGATGGTCTTAATACATCTTCGCTTGGATAAGAAACATATGCTTGGTCATTGAATATAATTCTAAACAAGAGCTCTATGGCTCTAGGTGTACCTTTTGTTTTATAAAGATCTCTAATATGTTTAATTGTTAAATTAGGATTTGATTTGATTGATCCTGGAAATCCAGAAAGATAAACTCTTTTGAAATATTCTAAGAACGTAGCAGAGGTAGTATCAATGTCTTGAAGCTCTAAAAGATCTCTTGCAACATTAACTGTGTTGCCTGTTTCTTCTAGCCACTCATAATAAGCTCTAACGAAAAGCGTAAACAACTCTCCTTCTTCTTTATAGAAAGAAGGAAAGAGGTCTTGAGCAAACGTTGAGATCCTCTCTTCAATCTGCATTATGTTCTCTCTTGATTAACCGTTACAATTGGTGCACCATCGTGTTGTAGAATAATATTTTTTGTTGCGCTAAATGTTCTTTTAACTGGCGTGCAGTTTACAAAAATACCAGAACCTGAAAATGATGCAACAGTAAAATCGTTTAATTGGACAATACCTAGATCATAGTTTATTGAACCAATATTAGGATTAATAACTTGTACAGGATCTGATTCTGTAGTCGTTGCAATAACTACTTGTACAACACCAAACCCATTGTCTCTTAACGAGCATCCAGAATTATCTCCATATACAAACGTCGTTGATGTTAATGGTGCAGATCCATCCACAAAGGCACCATTAACTGGCACTTCTCTATAAATTGGATTGTTAAATCTTAATGTCCAGCTTTGTGATCTGCCTAATGTAGGTACAAATCGTTTTTGTAATGTTACAAACGTTTCATTGTTTAATATGGATTCATCAGTTGCATCAATCGCAGCTGTAAGTTTAGAAAGCCTTAGCTTTGTATTGTACTTGTTAATATTTGTTTCTGCATATGTGTTAATCTTTGATGCTACAAGTTCTTTAATTTGTGAATCACTCTTTGTCGTTACAGTAGGATCGTAGTTTATATTTGCATCTATTTTAACGTATAAGAATTCTGGATCCACAACTGTAGGAACTATAGAAAGAGGCGATCTTCTTTTAACAAAGTTGACAATGTCTTGTTTTCTTTGCAATGAGATGCCATCTGCATCTTGTAAGTCGACAGAAATAATAACTTTACCAAATTGTGGAGGGTCTACTTCTTCTCCTCCATATACACTGATCGATTGTACGTCTGGAAATTGTTGAATAATCAATGATGAATAGTCGTCCTTTGTTACTGTTCTATCTTGAACGGTTGCAGATTTAGGAGCATTGAATTTAATACTCTTTATAGATTCTGCGTCATCACCGCCTTGTGCTTTAGACACAAGTATAATATCAACATTACTATAACCAGCAATGTCACCGGATAATGAGAAAGTTGTAGCTCCATCAGCAGTATTGCCTGATGATATTCTGTATGTAGCCTCTACAACATTGCCGTCTGATAACTTATTACCAAGTACACCATCACCAAACTGAATTTCGTATTTCTCTCTTTCAGCGGGCGTTACAAAATATACATTTGACGAAGGAGTTATTCCTACAATGTTTAATGATCTTTGCCATACAGCGTTTGCTGTATCAGAAGTAGAGTTTACTATTTTAACTACTAAGCTATCTGTATCAATATTCTTATTGCTGATAACAAATCTTTGTGATGTGTTTGACGTATCGACTTCAAATAATTCTGTTTGAATAGTGCCTTCATAAAGACTCAAATTTGCAGTTAAATAGTTGCCGTTTGCATTCTGTGTTACAATTGTAACATCATTAGTTGTGAATGTATATGTGTTAGAGTCGACCACCGTTGTGAATTCTGTATATTTTGGAATTGTAATTGATGGTGGTACATCATCTGGTGTAATGTTTATTTGTACGGTAGCTTTAGATGATCTTCGCGATCTTGGCAAATAGTTTAGCTGCTTTGCATGCGAAACGACACTATCTCTAAGTTGCGCACTATCAAGAAATGATTCTGATGCAACCATATTGAGATAAAAATTTTGCATGTATGTGTTATAAGATAACACGTCCAGCATAGCTGATAAGTTAGAACCTTCGAAATCAAAGTCCTTGAATATGTTTTGTTGCTTAAGATAACCTTTTAGACTAGTCTTGATGCTAGAAAAGTCAAGGTTTGCAACAGATAAGTTTTCTCCTGCCATTATCGTACTCTCTCTAAGATAACGTTAAGTGTTACGTCTCTTTCTTTATTTATTAACCTAAAAATAATTGTTGCAAACAAGCCGTTGTTGTCTGGATCTGGTGATATGTCTATATCTTTAATAACAGCTCTTGGCTCAAAGTTATCTATTGTCTCATAAATGTATCTTTTGAATAACAACATAGTCTGTGGTGTGTAGTTTTCAAATAGTAAAGATCTAATATTTGAACCAATATTATTCTGAAACGGACGTTCGCCTCTATCTGTAAGCAATAAATTTTTGATAGATTGTTTTACAGCCTCTTCATCATTTTTTAACGATAGATCGTTTTTGATTGGATGAA